GCAAAATGTTTGAGGAATATACATCAGTAGCTAATGTAGGTAAAGGCTCTGATATTATTGCTATGTTTGAGGCAATAATAGCTCAGCTTCTTAAGAGAGGAGTACCTAAAGGACTACTGGTAGCTAGTGTATTGGAGGCATGTTATGATAAAGATTTACAAGTTTTGGAACAATGAGGAAGAAGCCTTTTATGGAGAACTTGAAAAAGAAATTGATTTTGAGTATAAGTTTAAAATGAAAGGCAGTGAGTTATGGTTTAAAAACTGTAAACTTATTGTTACAATAGAATAGTAAATGAGTCCTACCAATCTAACTCTCCAAGGTTACACTTTTACAATCAAGGTAGGACTCACCTTACTATATTAGTGGCTCGTAAGAGCTTGGTTTAACTTAATTGAAAGGAGACTAAAATGTCATTAAGAAATGAAATACATACATTGATTGATAGGCTTCTTGACGCCTTAGATGATGTAAGAGATGCTGTTCAAGTTGAAAGCGACTTCACTGAAGGAGATGAAGTTAATATCATCAATGTTAATAAAGAAACAGGTGAGATAGAGGAATTAGAAGGTACTATTACTGACGCCTATCTCACAGATGAAGACGGAGAACCTTTCTCAAGAGCTATTACAGATGACGGTAGAAAGTTCCGAGGTCCAGTTAATAATGGGGGAACTAGAAAAGGTACTAAGTTCTCTATTATTTAATGCGAACGCCCTCCCAGAAATGGGAGGGTATTTTGAAAGGGTAATAAAATGGAACGCACAATAGATATAATAGATAGACTCTTAAAAGCCTTTATGGCTAGTAAGATTAAAGATATTTTTGAAAAAAGTACAGGAAAGGAGTATAGAGAATATATTTTTTATAATGTAAAGACAGAAAGTTTTGATGACGCAAAACTTAATAAAGATATGTGGTCTTGTTACTTTTCATTAAGTAAGGATTTATCTGAAAGAATAGCTAGAATAATAGATGAGCCATATCCTGGTAAAAAACTTAGACTTCAATGTTATAATAGTGGTATATTTCAGTCATTAAAGTATCCACCCAATGAGATATATAAGGTGGAACTTAGCGAGTTCATTAAATTTGTTAATGATAACTTTGAATCCGCATCTACTAATTTCAGATTAGCGAAAATTATAAATGTATTATTTGAGCTAGATGACAATTATAAGAAGGAGTACCAGAAGTTTGACCCAGAATTACTGGAAAGAAACAGGTATGACATAGAACATTGTCCTCTTTACTTATTGAAAGATAATCTTAGTATGGTAGCTTCTATATTATTCTGTATGAAGTATGATATGGAAGATATTGAAAAGATTATTAACTATATGAAAGCTGACCATAAGAACGATTTTCCTGATAGATTATTGAGTAATGGAGTATTTAAGAATAATAGGCTTTATCTTCCATTAGAAGATGAACGTATGTTAGTTCTTAGTAAGAATATATGGGACTACTTCTGGGCTAGTACAGGTAATGGTTTTGAAAGCTGTTTCTCTTTGAATAGTCCACATAAAAGAATAAGGGCTTTACCTTTAATGGGTATAGAGAATAATCATTTTATGTGTTACATAACAAGAGGAGAGACTAAAAAGTATGGATTATTTAGTGGTACTAAATGTGTAATACCTCAGATATTTGCTAGAAGCTGGGTTCATAAAGATAATACTGGTAATCTGAAAATAGATAGGATTTTTGGTTATGACACTGATTTTATTAAAGATTACACCAAAGCTGCATTTAAGATAGGAGATATTACAGCTGGACCAGTACGCTTTGATGTTGATGGAGCGGCTAGGAAGTATGGCACATATCTTGATAGCTTATCTTCAAACCATTTCGAATATTGTGTTGGATTAGGTTTTGTTAATACTGAACTTAATGAGGATGGTACAATATGTGAGTATTGTAAAGAGATAACATATAATGAGCTTGATGTTAATAGGATTAAAGATTATGAGATTTTTGATAATGAAATCATGATAGTTCGTAAATGTCCTATTACTGGATTCGTAATTAAGGAAAGCGAGAAACAACATTGGGCTGCTAAGTATATGGACAGACCAGTAAAGAAAATGATGTTGTTCAGTTTTGTAGCTGATGAGCGTTGTGAACGGATTTACAACATTAGCACACAGCAAACACTTTATCTTATGGAGGATACAGTTGAAGCTGCTAAGGAGAAGGTACAGATGTATGTTAATGAAGGTAATCTTGACGCTGCATTATTGAGAATAGTTGATGGTAATAGGACTACGTTCCAACCGTTTTATAATAGGAGGTAATATGAAAGATTTGTTGAAATTGTATAGTATAGAATGTCCTCACCCAAATGAAGATGTTATGTATTGTTACTTATGCGAATGGTTACAAAACCATGATGTAGAATATGAGAGTGATGGTAAGAACATCTGGAGATTAACTGGTAAGAAATTCATATTAAGCTCACACTACGATATGGTAGAGACTAATGGTAGAGCAGAACACTTCTACATTAAGGACAATGTTATTAAAGGCTACAATAAAGACTACGAACAAACCAGTCTTGGAGCTGATGATAAGAATGGAATCTGGATTTGTATGAAGTGTATTGAGAATGGACTACAACCAGATTTTATATGGTCTTTTGGAGAAGAAGTAGGTCTGTTAGGAATACATCAGTTAGATGATACAGGTGTACTTAGGAAACATATTAAAGAGAATAATGTATGTTTGGTACTGGACAGAAAAGGCTACGGAGAAATACTTAATGAAGGCGGCTCTGGAAAGTATTGTAACACATTAGCTCAAGACCTAGTTAATTTTGGTAATGGTTTAGGATTTGGACTTATGGTAGGTTCAGGAACAATGTCTGATACAGCAGTATTGAGTAAGTATTGCGAAAGTACCAATATGAGTATTGGCTACTACAATGGACATTGTCCAACAGAAAACACTGATTGGGAAGAGCTGCAAAAGATGAGAGACTTTGTTGTTAAAGTCTTATTGTTTTTTGTACATTATAACTGTCCCGTTGAAACTTATGAAAGGAGAATGAAATATGAGAGAATGGGAATGGATGGTGACAATTGGAACGGAAGTGGTCAAGCAGACCTCTTCGGAGAAAGTTCTGGATTTAGTTACTGAGAGAATAAAGGATAAACCATACAAAGTATGGGAGCTAATAGATTATAATGAACCTAAAATAGATTGTACTTGTACATTTAATTTTGATGAAGAGTATTTTTTACTTGACAAGCCTTTTGGAAAATACCAAAGTAGGAATGACATCAAAGGCTGTAAAGAAATAAACAAATTATATGATGAATTAAAAGAGAAGGTTACCAATATGGTAACTATTGGGCATAAATTTATAGAAGGAGAATGTTTAGATGAAGTTCTTAATGAATAAGATAGCCAGCTGGCATGAGTTTACTTTTGATAGTACAGAAGAAGCTCAATGGCTTAAATTGAAGGAAGAAGAACTTGAGGCTCAGGCTTGTGAAAGACCTGAGGACTGGTATAAGGAGTTAGCCGATGTATTCTTTGTGTATGCAGCATTGGTTTATAGATATAAGAGCGAACAAGCCAAAACACTCTTTGAAGCTGTATGGAATACATTGGCTATATACCAGAGAGATAGAGTTTACGATGAACTTAAAGCTAAGTTTGAAATAAACAAGAATAGGACCTGGGAAAAGCAGCCTGATGGTACTTACCATCACGTCTAATGGAGGACTAAATGTTAAGTTATACGTCTTGTAGTATGTTCTACAAGTGTCCTTATCTATTCCATAATAGAGATGACACTGCAAACTATGTTACAAAGGCTATGGAGCTAGGAGCTAATATAGACTATATGCTGAACCTGTTAATGGTAAAGCATATAGAGAATAAGGAAACTAAGGAACGCTGTATTGAGGAACTTGGTTTTCAGGAAATGGCTGTTAAGATGGCAGATAACAATGATGTTTGTACTATGTTTGATGTACCTGAAATGGTTAAGCTATGGTATATTGACTTCTTACAAAGTGGGTATGAAGTGATAGATGTACAACCTCATTTTGTTATTGAGGAACTGGACTATCATGGCTATGCTGATGCTATATTTGCAGACAAAGGTGAACTTATCGTAGTAGAAAATAAAACAACATCTAGGTACTACGATAAGTTCTTTTCTTCTAAGAAGAATAGTATGCAAGCAGTAGGCTATGCTCTAGGTTTTGGAACTAACCAGATTAGGTATCAGTTCTTTAATACTAAGAATATGTCAGATTACTGTTCATATAGCAGATTTGTAACAGAACAGAATGTTAAAGAGTTTAAAGACTGGGTAAACTTTGTAAAGGACAATCAGTCTTGTATGGTGAAGAATACTGAATGGTGTTCTTTAAATGAATGTCCATTAAGAGAAATGTGTATGATGGACGAACTTTAGATAGGAGAGTGGAATGAAAGAAATAAAATATCACGAACCAGAAAACAGTAATGTAAATATCTTTCTCTGGGGTAGAGAAGGTGTAGGTAAGACTTATTTAAGTGCTACAATGCCTAAGCCTTGTTTGTATCTTACTTTTGATAGTAACGCACTTAATGGTGTTAATGACTTGCTAGTTAGTGGAGCTATTAAAAAGGAAGACTTACCTGAAGTACCTTATGACGAAGGAGATTATAAGGAAGTAGCTAACGCTTATAAGAAACCTAACAATCCGTTTGGTCTTAACGAACTGTATGAGAAAGTACAGTTTAAGACAGTAGTTATGGACTCTATAAGTAGCTTTTTTAAGTTAGCTCTACAATATGGTGTTGAGTACGCCAATATGACAGAGAAAGAGAAAGTAACAATAGAGAGACCGGGTTTTGCAGGTTACGGTGTTCGTAGCGTAGCTACTAAAGAGACAGTATTTAACCTGTTAAACTGGTGTAATAAGCACAATGTAAACTGTATTATTATTGGACATGAAGGAGAGCTTCAGCGAGATGATAGTACAGGATTAACATATAGGAGTGTTCAACTTAGTGGAGACATTCCTATTGAGATAGCTAGAGCTTGTGATGAGTGCTGGCTACTCAGTCCTAGTTCTGCGGGTGAGAGGACATTGGTCGTTAAACCAAGAGCTAATGCTCGTCCTATTAAAAGCAGAATGTTTAGTAGTGAAGTTCAGTTTGTGCAAGCAGACAATCTGGACTTAAGCCAGTTGCTTGATGCTTGGCGAGCAAATGGTAAGGTTAATGACCAAGTAATTTCAACTTTAAATGGAAAGGAAAAATAAATGTCAATATTTGAAGTAAATAATGAAGTAAGTGATATTGCTCTGCCTAAGAAAGGAAAATATAGAGCTAACATAGTTAAGGTAGAACTTAAACAATCTAGTAAAGGTTCTGCTATGATAGCTTTGGAGTTAGCTATTCCTGTATCTGACCCGACATTGGTAGAGCAAGGCTGGAAAGGAACTAATGCAATTAAGTCTTTTGACTTTGTTGTAGATTCTGATGCTGAAATGTGTCAGCGTAAGAAAAACCAGTTCTTGAAAGCCACTAAAATAGCTAGTGCTGATGACTTACCTAATTTGGTAGGTAAATCAGTTGAAGCTATCTTCAGACCTACCTCCGATGACTACGGAGATAAGTTCATAGTTGACAAGTATATTGCTGATAGTCTTCAGGACGCAGTATCAGCTGATGTACCGTTTTAGTTTGTAATCGGTGGGACAGTAGTCCCACCACATTTTGAAAGGAAAGAAAAATGAGTGAAGAAGTAACAGAAAAGAAAACAGTAAGAAAATTACCTAAGAAATTGTTTGTATGTTTGGGTTATAGTATTGAAGATGGTAAGGTTAAGTTAGATGACAAACTTGACATTATCAAGAGTACGGATTTGTTGATTGAGAGATTAACGAATCCTGAGTATACTGACTCACATAAGATTTACACAATAACCGCTGACGATTTGTATGGAGCGTAATATGGAATTAAATGAAATACAGGAAAGAGCTGTTAAAGAAGCTCTTAATAATGATTTCATTTATTCTATTACAGGTGCAGCAGGTACAGGTAAGTCAACAGTCATAGCTGAGATTTGTAATAGGACAGACCTCAGCTATGAAGTTTTATCTCCAACAGGTAGAGCAGCAGATTTGTTGAGACAGAAGATTGGTAAAGGACAAACCATACATAAGTTTTTAGAGTATTTCTCTATGGACTATGGTAACTCATACAGACCAAAGTATAATGCAACAAACCAGATACATGGTATTGATATGTTGATTATAGATGAAGCCAGTATGATAGCTAGAGAGGTATGGGATAATCTACTGAAAGCGTTGCCTGACAATGTCAGGCTGGTATTAGTAGGAGACCCTAACCAACTTAATCCTATTGAGGAAGTGCCACAGACATCAGCTTTTAAGTTATGTTTAGGGCATTACCCGTCAATAGAGCTTAAGACTAGATATAGGTTTGGTAAACAAGCTGAACTGTCTCAATTAAGTGATGATGTATTGGAAGGTAGTTTCACTAAGATTGTAACTAACAGAATGTTATACAGACTAGATGGAGCTACTGATGATATATTGTTAAATAGACTCTGTTCTAACGAAAAGTATTGGGGATTAGATTCACAGATTATATGTCCAGTATATAAAGGCAGAACTGGTTGTGATTACATAAACAGACTATGCCAAATTCATAGGTTTCCTAACAGTGAACCTGATGAAGCTGGACTTATAGTCGGTGATAAGGTCATTGTAACAATGAATACTCCTTACTTCTATAATGGTAATATTATGTTCTATGAAGGAAGTGATGAGGATGAGATTAGATTTGATAGAATGACTGTTCCCAGATACATTGAGATAGGAAATAGAGAGATTGACCTGTTAAATTGCGTTAAGCCTGCTTATGCAATTACCACACACAAAAGTCAAGGTGGAGAATATGACAATGTGGTATTCATCATTGGTAAAACAGCTTTGCCCGTACTTGATAGGAGCAATATTTATACTGGTGTTACAAGGTCAAAAGAAAACCTCGTTGTCTTGTATGATAAATGGACTCTTCAAAAAGGATTGCAAAATGTCGCTTTATGATAAATTCATTAAAGATTGTGGTTCTGCACCATTCTCTTTCAAAGCAGCTCCTACCATTAAGGTAGGAGCAAACTATACCTTTAAATGGGGTAAGTATAAAGGAATGTCTCTGGTAGAGGTTCTTACCATAGACAGGAACTATGTAAAAAGAATGGTAGAAGAAGGTTCTCTCAAATTTACAAAGAAAGATGACGCTAGATTAAGGAAGGTGCTGTATGCTGAAAGTGAAAAGTACAGTGGAGTGGTCTGATAACGGCTACACATACTGGGACATGAAACAACCTATTAAAGAAGTAATAGGTAATGAGACTGATGTAATGTTGTATGGAGATGATGTAGTACAGGCTGTTTTTGGACAGCCTTTGGAGAAAGTGGTGGGCTGTACTATTCTCATTGATGGTGTATTGTTTAGAGCTAATTACCTGTTCTCAAGTATTATGAAAAGAGAAGGTAGAGCTGAAGCATACTATATGATAGAGAATAATAAGCCAGTAACTATTCCCAATCTGAAACCTAAACAGCTTACAAAAGCCTCAGAATTAGGTCATACAGTAGCTTTTGACATTGAGACTGGTGGTAAATCAGGTATAAGGTGTATATCGTTCTACGATGGAAAAAACAGCTATTATGTTGATTGTCGTGGAATTAAGTCAGATAAGGAGCTGAATAAGCTCCTTATTGAAGTCTTTACCTCAGATAGACAGTGGATAGCACATTACGGTATTCACGATATGAGTACAGTGTGTAAGGTATTAAAGATTAAGCATTTCCCGATTTGGAAGGATACTATCTGGTTTGATAGGAAAGTGGAGTTTAGAAGTTTAAGATATTTGAGTGGAGTATATCTTGGTGTTCCAACTTATAAATACGAACTGGAAGAAGCTGACAGAACAAGCAACTTTAAACTTCTGGTAGAGTATTGCTGTAAGGATAGTCTATACACTTGGCTGCTTGCAAGTAGAATAGAGCTATTACCTATGGAATTACTCAATCAAGTTTATTATACAATGTTGAACACTAAGTTAGATGCAGATGAGAGTTTATTTGAGAAGTATCCTTCCTTAAAAGGAATGAAAAAGTCAGAGCTTAAGGAATGTATTAACATTGTTAAGCCAATAGACTTGCCTCTCCTGAGAGAGGCTGTTTCGCCATCACAACCTACAATTACAATACATGGTTTAAATGGTTTAAAAGTAGGGCTGCCTAGGAAACCTAATAGACAGCTCTACATTAAGAGTTATGCTGATAATGTAATGGACATAATGGCACAAGATGTCAGATATGACAGTGCTGAAATTTCAGCTTACAGATTTAAGCATAACATAGAACCTATTAAACATTATTGGTTTACTGAATGTAAGAAGCCTTATTTGGTAAACTTTGTATGTTGTGTAACAGATGAACCAACTGAAGGCTTCATACCGATTAGCGGTGATGATTTAATGTTATTGTTTGGAAAGGAAAGGTAAAATGGAAAAAGATATTATAGATAGGAATACTGAAGTTTTAATAAACACAATAAACCAGTTTAATTCAGCTGGCTTAATTGACTTACAAAAGTTGATTGTAAATATTAGTAATACTCAAGTAAATGAGGAAGAAGAAAACTTTGATGGTTTTCTGGAATACATAAACTCAAAGTATATAGTTAATAATGGTATGGTAAGTGTCTACGTCAAAGTTCATAAGTTAGGTAACGTAAGTGTTCTTGAAACGTTGATGAACTGTGTAAGGAGAGGTGTATTCAGGAAGCTAAATAAAGTAAAAGGAAAACATTTTTTTGAAAGAACTGGAATTGTTACATCAGATATGGTAGTGAGGAAACAATGAATGCTGTGGAAAAAAATCTGTTGTCTCTTATTTATGACCTGGTTTCAGCTGATGTTATACGGAAAGAAACCATCATTGAAACGCTTACTAGGAACTGCATCTCTAACCCAACTGATGTATTACCTATCACGATTAAGGAAAAAGTTGTAAGTAAGTTAATTAGCTGTAATGCAATTAGTAATCAGAACTTCAGAAGATGGCTTAAAAATAATGGTTGTTCTAACATTAAGGCAACTGAAACTTTAAACTTATGTTTAAGGAAAGGAGTTTTTGAGTACACTGTAAAGAAGGAAGCTAACAGAGTGTATTATGTGAAAGGTAATGCTACTGTTGAGCCAACTACTGATTGGATTGTATGGAGGTAAAAATGTTGAAAGTTATTAAAACATTGTTAATTGGTGGCTGTGCGACAGCCACCGTAATTTTAGCTTGCATATTACCAGCTTTAGCAGTATTATCTTTTGGAGGATTTGCTGCTGCAATGTTAATATGCAAGGAGAGAAATAATGGCAAATAATGTGCATGGTTATACAACTAATCTTCATTTAATCAAGAGTGAGTATAATGCTGACACTTGGCATGATAATGAATGGTATAATTGGGACTTGGTTGATGCTCTAGTAGGTAATATCATGACATCATTAAGATTTAAAGGTTATTGGTCTAACAATACAGAATATCTACAAGGTGATGCAATAATAGGCGATAATGTAATCTGGATAGTACAGGAAGACCATACTACACCTGAAAGCGGAACATTCTATCAGTATTATGAACAGCATGAAGAGTATTATTTAAGCTGGAATGGACTTACTGAATCTAGAAAATGGGCTTGTAAGATGGATGGCTTAGTTGATGATGGTTCTGAAATAACTGACTATTCATCTAAAGCCTATGCTATTTCAGAAGGTTTAATTCCTGATAAATCAGCTAAGGAATGGGCCGCAACAGCACTTGTTTCAGCAGAAAATGCGCAGGATTGGGCAACAAAAACGGACGGCACGGTTGACGGCAGTGAATACTCGGCAAAATACTATGCACAACAGGCGGCAGCGATAGAAAACCTTAAAAATACCGCCCAAAGAACCAGCAGCTTAACAATACTGGGAAACGCGGCTAATAAAAATTATTCGGTGAATATCGGAGTAGATGCAGGTAGAGGAGATACCGGAAGCACATCACTGGGCTATCAAGCATCTGCTTCCGGAGAATATGCAATAGCACTAGGTTATAAAGCACACGTTTACAGTAATAAATCTATACAGCTCGGTTCAGGTGATATACCAGATGGACACAACAAAGAATTTTGGGTGGGATTTGCAGGTGATAGTGCAGTTCCAAATTACAAAATGCTTGACGGCACAACAGGTAAGATACCTAATGCACGTATCAATATGGACGCAACACCAACTTCGGCAAGCACGAACACGGTAACTTCGGGCGGAGTTTATACGGCTTTATCAAATAAACAGGATACGCTTGTATCAGGTAGCAACATCAAAACCGTTAACGGTAATTCCTTACTTGGCAGTGGCAATATAACAATAAGCGGTGGCGGCTCTTACACAGCAGGCACTGGTATTGATATTACCGGCGACGTTATCAGCGTGAACGGCACGGTTCAGACAACCGGAAACTTAGTAACCTCAATCTCATCAGCAAGCACAAACACGCAATATCCTTCTGCCAAGTGTGTGTATGACATAGTAGGTGACATTGAAACATTGTTGGGAGACATCTAATGTACGATTACTACAACCAAATAAAAAATATAGGTGTACCTACTACTGTACAGGTATATTATGTAAATAATACACAAGATATGGATAAGCTTAATCCACAAGCTAATGTAGTATATATTGGCATCAATACAGTTAATGATGAGCTGTATGTCAGAAAGCTTAATAATATAGGCTTGATTGAAACTAAAGAGTATGGTAAAAAAGAGAATGTAGATATTCTTAGTAGAATAGAAAGGAAACTAGATGATGTTCAATCAGAACTTAATAAATTCTTTGTCTCAGATGTTAATGAGCGGAATGTTAAAGAACAGCCCGTTAATGCAACAGTTCAACCAGTTGACAATGGGACAAACTCCAGCTCAAATGCGTGAAACCATACTTAAATATGGTGAGTCTAAAGGATTTAACAGAAAAGATATGGAACAGTTTTTAGATTCTCAACAAAGATGACTTCGCCGTAAGGTTGACTAACTTTTATTTTTGGAGAACGTAATGAGTGAAAATAATGAAATGTTAGGTATAGGTGGAATAGGACTTCTTGTTATTCTTTTCTTCCTTATGAATAATGGTAACTTCTTCGGTAATAATCAAACAGCTACCTCAAATGAGGTACAACGTGGTTTTGATAACCAAAACTCAATGGCTAACCAGAGAGAGATACTTGGCGCAGTTAATGCAGGTACAGCTCAAACAGTAGCCGCTACCAACCAAACATTCCATGATATGCTTGGTGCTTTAGACCAACGTTATGGTGAAGTAATAAGAGATATAGGTGATTTGCGTATGGCACAGCAACAGGCTATTGCTAACCAGAATGAGTGTTGCTGCTCAACCAAATTAGCTATGGAACAAGGTTTTGCCTCTATTAGAGAGAAACTTGATGCTAATAAGATTGAAGCCTTACAAGCTCAAGTTGCTCAGCTTCAAATGCAGAACCTATTAACTGGTGTAGTAAAATTCCCTAATCAAGCGACATACACAATGCCGTTTCCTTTTCCTCCACAGCCTATCGTGTAAGGAGAGCTAATATGTATGGATATAATCCTTTTGAACATTTAGCTACCGCATTGTCAAGTGATGGTCTTTTGACCATCACTAACAATGCAAACATAGGTAACTTTGAGCCTTTTGACTTAAGGTTAAAGGAAAATCTTACAACAGTTATTACAGCTGAACCTGTACTGTATCAGGTAATAGTAAATGGTACTGCTATCTACCTTAAGAGTATATGGGGAACATACATTCCTACAAATAGATTAAGGGCTAGAGTAACGTACAAAGGACGTTACATTGTACCAGCTACTGGAGACCCGTATGTAGTATTAACTAATTTCCCTGTTCAATCTACTGATACATCATTAACTGTAACTGAAGGAGCTAACAATGGCTAATAGAGAATATATAGAGCAAGTTTTAATGAAAGGAACTGAGATGCTTGCTAATAAGTTGGAAATACTTGTTAACAAGAAAGAGTTTGATATGAATGAATTGGGTTGTATTGCAGACTTAATGAAAGATGCTTCATCTGTTTACAAGAATGTAGCTAAAGCTCATGCAATATATGACCATCATTCTCCTGAGAAGATTTGAGGTGTAACATGTTGGTGAAGCTCGGAATACAATGGATTAGTTTATCTGACTTGATAGTAACAAGTACAGGTACTTCGTATAAATTACAAGTAAGGGAAGGTCATACTTTATTCTATTCAATAGGTGAGACTGTTCCTGATTCAAATGAAGGTTATGTAGTAACAAGTGGTGAGTCTTTTGACTATACTGTTACTGAAGGTAAAGACCTATACTTAAGGTCTGGAGACGTATCTCTGGTTAATATATCTGAAACTTCTGGTAGCGGCGGAATACAGCCTACTGGTACAATAAACATTACAGAAAATGGTGTTTATAATGTAACAAACTATGCTTCCGCAGATGTACAAGTTGTAGGTGGAGAAACTGTTACAGCCATCAATGGAACGGAACACCCTATAACAGAGGGCGAATTTGTAAGATTTAAAGAAGTATGGGATTCTGAGCAAAGTGTAACGATAAATACCATTGTTGATGGTGGCTACCAAGCAGTAAATGAAACCTTTAAATCGGGTAGAGCTTTAGAGGATATTGCAGCAGGAGAATCGGGTTCTATTGAAACGACCTCAGCAACACTTTATTACAGCAATTTAGCAGTTGATGTTACACCTAACACAGCAACAATACAATATGCTTATGTCAACAAATATGACGGTTCAAACTGGACGGAATCAGGGGTAGACGTTGATGTGCCTTATTATACTAACGTTTCATTAAAGATTACCGAACAAGGATATAAGCCTGTAAATGATACGGTTCTTGTGCAAAATCAAGACATAACAGAGAGTTATGTTTTGGAGGCATCAACACCTGTATTTATTTACTCTGTACCTAATGAATTAACTTATTACTTGGCAGATGATTTAGATAACATTTCATTTTCATCTTATTCTTTCCCTGCAACTCCGAATTGTACAGTAGTAGGGGACGGTGCAAACTTATTTGTCGGCAGTACGGGTTCCGATTACTATTATTCAACAGATGCGAAGAATTGGACAGCTCAGGACGTACAAACTACATACGGACAGATATTTACGGTTTGCAATGGCGATGTATATATGAACTCTCAAGATTGGGATTCATACTTCAAGATGACAGGTACGACAACTGCGGCTCAAATAGGAAATAAGACAAGTGCAAGTACGTTGCTTGTAAGCGGCGGCTTTGATGACTTTGAGTTCGCTTCTGAAGGAAGTTATCTTACTGCGGGTTATGAGGCTTATCCTGATTTTACTTTCAACAGTCCGACAATAATGGCAAACAATTATAGTAATATAGTTGAAAAATGGAACAAGGCTTGGTTTGCTATTTGCAATCAGTCATCAGGTTATTTTGAACTGTACAATCTTGAAGATATTGAGGGTTCTTTCACTAAAGTTGCATTTGATTTGTATGTTGGTGTATGTCACCCGTTTATTGTTGATGCAGGCAATAATCTTATGGGTTTCTTCAGTAACGGTTCAGGAGAGAATACAATATGGGTATGGGGCAATGACGGTATTGTTACCAAGAAAAATATGCCGTCAAACGCATCATATTGTTTAGGTGCAGTAAATTATAACGGAACGGTATATGCACTGTTCTATGTAACTGACACTGTTGTTCTTTATAAAACAACAGATGAAGGTACTTCTTGGACAAGTGTAGATAGCACTTCTATCACGCTTCCTAATTATTCTTACACTTTGGGCAATCTTTTGACAATAGGGTATGTTTAATCTTTTGTATTAGTCTAATATATTGTATGAGAGTAAGATGACAATAGCAAGTGAAATAACCAGAATAAATACCAACATAGCGGCAGCTTATACAGCTTGTAACAATAAAGGTGCAACCATGCCCGTGGCTCAAAACAGTGCTAATCTTGCAACCTGTATAGGAAGTATTACTGGTGGTGGAGGAAGCAGTACAAAATACGGTGCAAGCATTGATAATTTGCTTGGTAATATAGATGCCAATGACGTATTGATGCCACCTGTTACGACATTTTCCGCAACATTTACAGACGTACAGGATATAGCGACTTATACTTTGGCATATAAATTTTATCACACCGGAGTTACAAGTGTAGATTTTCCCGACTTAACAACTTTATCAAGCATAAATGCACTTGATTCCTTTTGTATTGATTGTTCCGGCTTAACCAGCTTTACGGCAGATGCTTTAACTACGGTATCAGGAAGTTACAGTTTATATTATGCTTTTTCAGAATGTACACATCTAACAACTGTTGACTTGTCAGCACTTACGACAGTGTCAGGGAGTTATAGTTTTTCGTATTCTTTTAATAGATGCACTAATCTAACCACCGTTGATTTATCTGCACTTACTACCGTGTCAGGGAGTCATGCTTTTGACTATGCTTTTACATATTGCAATAGTTTAACAAGTATTGATTTGTCAGCACTTACAACTGTATCAAGTAGCTACGGTCTTGGATATACCTTTTCAAATTGTCGTAATTTAACGACCATTGATTTATCAGCTCTTAAGACAGTATCAGGAAACAACGCTTTTTACCGTGCTTTTAATGGTTGCACATCTCTTACAAGCATAAACTTTCCCGCACTTGAAATAATTAGCGGTACCAATGCTTTTGCATCAGCATTTCAGAGTTGCACAAGTCTAACTAGCGTATCTTTCCCCGCTTTAACCAGTAATAGCTTTAGCAACAGAACAAATCAATTTAACAATATGTTAAAGGGAGTTACAGGTTGCACGGTACATTTTCCCAGCAATTTGCAATCGGTAATAGGCAATTGGACAGATGTGGTTGCAGGCTTCGGCGGAACAAACACCGCAGTTTTATTTGACTTAACTGCAACGGAATAAAAGGGAGGATAAAATGCAAACAGTAACAACATATATAGGAACATTAAACGATGTGGAAGGTGTATGGACAGGCTCTTATCCCACCGGTGCCGTGATTACGGAAGAAAGGACGGTACTTTTCCCCGATGACGGCTATGTACTTTCCAAAAACGGAGAAACTTACAGTTATGTTTGGCTTGAAAACGGCGATACAGCTTCAAATTACACGGAAATTGTCCCGACACCTGACCCTGTAGACACAGGAGTGCCTTTGGTTGGAACGGACACATATTCCACATTGATTACTTTAGCCGGCGTTTTAAACGGTTTACCGCAAAATGAAGAAATGGACGACGTTGCGGCGGCAACTTTAATTTTGGCAAATATTTAAGGAGATTATAATGAGTGAAATAAACGTTTATGCAAACAGAGTGGCAGCAGCCAAGGAACAAATAAGACAAGCTTTATCGGCAAGAGGATTAACCATATCTGCTTCGGTAGGTTTATCGGCATACGCAGATT